GGTTAGGGCCGACAACCCCGACGTTGACAATCAATAATTCATCCAACACTTTTACTAAAGTCGCGATCCCTTAACTTAGTGAGAAAATCATGAGCGAGAAATGGATTCAAAAGGCAATTAAGAAGCCTGGTGCCTTGCGTGAAGCGCTTGGAGTGAAGGAGGGCAAGACAATCCCCTTGAAGAAGCTAGAAAAAGCAGCCCATAGCTCTGGTAAAATCGGGCAGCGCGCTCGACTTGCCAAAACGCTAAGAGGATTTGATTAAAATGAATGACATCCAAATGGCGTTCAACATTCTTGTTGGGCTTGTGGCTTTTTTTGGTGGTTGGGTTTTGAACAACATCACAAAAACGCTTGATCGTTTGGATGCGGACGTAAGAAACTTCCCAAAAAGTTACGTTGTAAAAGAAGACTACCGGCGCGACATTGACGAACTAAAGTCAATTTGCCATCAAATTTTTGACAGGCTTGAAAACAAAGCGGATAAGTAAATGGACGCTGAAGGTTCGCGCCTTGTTTGATCTCCTCAACAAGAGGCCGCACAATGGCTGAGTTTGCCCCTGCTTTTGAGAAGATGATCCGCGATGAGGGCGGCTACAAATTAACCAATATCCCTGGTGATCGTGGAGGCATGACGTATGCAGGAATCGCAAGAAAACCAAACCCTCAGTGGGCAGGGTGGGAGTTCATCGATCAGCAAGATTTTGGTAGCGCTACGGAACTGGTTCGGAGCTTTTACAAATCTAATTTTTGGGATCGCATCAGAGGTGACGAAATTGCGAACCAAGCTATCGCAGAAACAATTTTTAATTTCTCGGTCAACACCGGAATTGGAGTCGCCGTCAAGCTTGCCCAGCTCATTATCGGAACAGCGCCAGACGGAGCAGTCGGACCAAAAACGCTTGGACGGCTAAATATCTGTACTGAAAAGAATTTTTTACCCGCTTATGCTCTTGCAAAAATAAGCCGATACGCTCAAATCTGCAACAAGGATAGATCTCAAGCAAAATTCTTATTGGGCTGGGTGAATCGCACATTGGCGGGGCTTAAATAATGGATCTGATTGGGATAGGTAGCATAATTGAAGGTGTTGGCAAAGTTGCGGATTCGCTCATTACAACGGACAAAGAGCGCCTCGAGATGGCGTTGGAAGAGCGCAAGCTTGACCTTGAGGAAAAAAGAATTGACCAAGAGACCGATTTGGCTCAGGTTGAGGTCAATAAGATTGAAGCAGCGAGTGCTAGCGTATTTGTCAGTGGGTGGCGTCCTGCTGTCGGGTGGGTTGGGGTTCTTGGCTTGGCTTATCAATTCCTTGGCTATCCGTTGATGCAATGGGGTTGGGCTTTCGGGCAGGGAATGGATTGGGTGCCAAAAGAGTTGAGTCCCCCGCCCGATCTTGATGTAGAACAGTTGATGACGTTGCTTGCAGGTTTGCTTGGGTTTGGCGGCATGAGGTCGTTTGAGAAGTCCAAAGGCGTAGCGTCAAAGTAAAGGAACGATATGGCAGCGGCAATGACATATTCGAGTTTGGTTAGTGACATCTCCTCGTATTTGGAGCGCACAGACACGGCCACGCTTGAGAAAATCCCAACCTTTATCATGCTGGCAGAGCAGGTAATCTCGGCCGAGATACAGTTCTTGGGGAATTTGACCGTTGTAACGAGCCAGATGAACGCGAATGAGCCTATTATTGTTAAGCCGGCTCGGTGGCGTAAGACGGTATCAATGAACTTGACGATTAACGGCCAAAGGCAGCCGATCTTCTTGCGTAAGTACGAGTATCTACGGAACTATTGGCCGACCCCTACGCTAACGGATACGCCCGTATATTATTGCGATTACGACTATACGCACTGGTTTGTAGCCCCTACCCCAAACATCGCGTACAACTATGAGGTTCTGTACTACGAAAGGGTGCAGCCTCTAGACGTTACGAATCAGACGAACTGGTACACGCAGTACGCTCCGCAGGCGATGCTCTATGGCAGTCTTCTTCAAGCTATGCCGTTTCTTAAAAATGATGAGCGGCTTCCAATGTGGCAACAGCAGTACGACAGGATTATCGGCACACTCAAGACAGAAGATGTTGCCCGCATTGGTGATCGCCAGACAGTTGTAAAGGATTCCTGATGAGCTTCATTAGTCCATTCACCGGCGACGTCATCCAACCAACGGATGTCTCTTATCGCAGCATCTCTCTAACGGCCGATACGACGCTTTCTTGGCCGGTTAATGGTAACGCTACTGGAGACGTGATCGCTCGCATCATGGACGTTTCTGCGTCTTCTGCGGGGCTAAAGATCATCCTTCCTCCGGCCAACCAGGCGTCCGTTGGGCAAGATAGCCTGATTAGAAACGTTGGAGCAAACTCTTTTTCTGTTGTAAATAGTGCCGGCGGGGCTGTTGCAACGGTTGACGGGAGTCAGTCTCGATATATTTATATTTCTTCAAATGCGACCGCGGCCGGAACCTGGGGGTCTATTGCCTTCGGAACGGGTTCTTCTAGCGCTGATGCTGCAACGCTTGCCGGGTATGGGTTAAAGGCGATTACTTCAACGCTTAATTCATCGCACCAGGTCAATACCTTTTCTAACTCATATACGGCTGTAGCGTCTGACCGTGCTGCTACTTATGTTTGGACTGGTGGAACGAGCACGCTAACGTTGACCTCCGCGGTTACTTTGGGCAACGATTGGTATATCTTGGTTCGCAACGGTGGCAGCGGCAACCTTACCGTTTCTCCAAGCTCCGCTCAGTTAATTGACGGGGCAAATTCTATTTCTTTGGCTCCCAGTGATTCGTGCATGATTTGCTGCTCTGGGGCCGCTTTTTACACTGTTGGCTTGGGTCGAAGTGCCCAGTTTAATTTCACGCAGCTAACAAAAGCCGTTACCTCTGGCACGTATACGCTTTCTGCGTCTGAGGCGGCTAACGTCATTCAAAAGTACACTGGTACGATTGTTGGGGTTACTAACGTAGTTTTGCCGCAGACGATTCAGGTTTATTACATCACCAACCAAGCGTCTTCGTCAATTACTTTTGGTACGGGTGCTGCTGGGGCTGCAACAGTCTCGGTGCCTGCGAATCAGCAAGTTATTTTGCTTTGCGACTCGGTGAATTTGTTCAACGCCTCGACGCTTGCTGTTGGCGGATCTTCACTGTCTTTGGTTAGTGGAACGGTGGGCTCTCCATCGCTCTCGTTCTTGGCTGAGGCTTCTACTGGTATGTACTACGTTGGCACCGGCGAGATTGGTCTTGCGATTCTCGGTGCAAAGATGTTTGGATTAAATGCAACCGGCCTTACTATCTCGGGCTCCGGGACGTTTACTGGTGGAATTTCTGGCGGAGTGTTTTAAGGATGACTAAGAAGGTTTTCTCCTTAAACACGCTTGCGGGGGTCCAGCGAGACGGTACCGTTTTTGACAAGAATTTCTACACCTCTGCTCGATGGACTAGATTTCAGAGGGGCAGGCCCAGAAAGATTGGTGGCTATCGCATGCTTTCGGATCAGCTTACGGGGCCGTCTCGAGGTATGTGGATAAATTCTACGAACAATGTCAACCAGATCTTTTCTGGATACAGTGACGGACTTCAAGAGCTTACGATTGACAACCTTGGTAATGGCCAAGGAATTCAAAACTTTACTCTTTCAAATTTCACAGCGAGCGCCAACAATCTCTGGCAGTTTGATGGGTTTTATGATGTCTCTGGTAATGGCGTAGGTTCATTGCTCGCTCATCCTGGGCAGAATCTAACGTCAATCAATAGCACAACAAATACACCGGTCCTGATTGGAGACATCAACGGGACAACGATGTCAAAAATTGGTGTTTTTACTGCTCAGATTACCGGCAACAACACTCAAACCATTACGCTTTCCGCGGCAAATGTTCTTGTTGGCGCAGGGCAAACCGTAACTGGCACCAATGTTCCTGCAAACACTGTAGTAATAAGCGTTAACACTACGTCAGTTATTGTTAGTAATGTTGTTCCGTCTGGCACTATCACGGCAACTTTTGACAACAACGTTGATGTATCTGGTGGTGTTGTGTCGTTGCACCCTTACGTATTTGTGTACGGGAACAACGGCCTAATTAAAAATTCTTCTGCTGGGAACCCGCTTAATTGGGTGGCAGCAGACGCTAATGAGGTCAACGTCGCCTCTGGAAAGATTGTGCAGGCGCTTCCCGTTCGAGGTGGTACTGCGGCTCCGTCTGGGCTATTTTGGAGTTTAGATAGCCTTGTTCGAGTTTCTTTTGTTGGCGGAACGGGCACTCCCGCACAGTATTGGAAGTACGACATCATCAGCAGCCAGTCGTCAATCCTTTCAAGCCAGAGCGCGATTGAGTATGACGGCATTTACTACTGGTGCGGTTCTGATAGGTTTTTGCTATATAACGGTGCCGTCAAGGAAATACAGAACAACTACAACCAAAACTATTTCTTTGATAACTTAAATTATGCGCAGCGTCAAAAGGTCTGGGCTTGCAAAGTGCCTAGATTTGGAGAGATTTGGTGGTTTTATCCTCGGGGTAATGCAACTGAATGCACTGACGCTATCATCTTTAACGTAAGAGAAAACGTTTGGTATGACGCTGGAGAGGCGGTTGGTGCCCGTAGAAGCGCCGGGTATTTCTCAATGGTTTTCCCGTACCCAGTGATGGCCTCCACGACAACAATTCCAAGCGCACAGGTTTTTGTTGGCAGCTATACGACGGTCAGCGGAAACGTTTGGCTAAATTCAGATACTGCTAGCGTGTTGGTTGATCCGTTGCAGGTGATTAGTGGAACGAATGTGGCGTCTGGCACCACAGTGGTTTCGGTTGTCTCAAGCAGTGTAAAGACGTTGGGCGCTATTACCGGAGGATCTGGGTATACGCCTGGGACGTATAGCGCAACCAGTCTCACCGGCGGTAGCGGGTTCGGAGCTACGGCAAATATTGTGGTTAACGGATCTGGCGTAGTGTCTTCTGTGACGATTGTTAACAGGGGGGCGGATTACGTTGTTGGGGATACCCTTTCTGCAACCCTGCCGGCCGGAAATAGCTTTTCTATTCCTGTTTCGGCTGTTTACGTGCAGAGCATTCAGATGTCTGCGGCTGCTACTGGCTCCGGAACGCAAGACTTGACCTTCACTTCGCCGGCAAACCGCATTCGGGTTTATCAGCACGAGTATGGTGTTAACGATGTTGTTGGGCAGTCTGCTA